ATCTGGGTTTGTGTAATTAAATCCAATTGCCCAAAGTTGATTCTGCGTAAGTACGAGGTTGAGTGGGTCAGGAGTTTGGCTGAGTGATTGAGCCGTCATTGATTTCTCCTAAAGTGTTGAACCGCATTTCATACATACGAAAGCAGATTTGATATTGGGGAAGGAACAAGCAGGACAAAGTTTGCCAAGAGCTGACAAACTTGTTAAAGATGCTGAGCCTTCACTCAATTCAGTTAGCGCCCAGACCAACGCATCCATACGGTCTGGCGAATCTTTACTTACACCCGGCTCCCACTCGCACATCTGTTCCTCAAGGTCTGAGAAATAGCCGACATGGTGAACGCGACCTTGCTCGTAAAGAGCAGAAATAGGTTCGGCGCGAACCGCTTTACCCCGCGAAGCAGTAACTTTTTTGACGGGTATGTTTGGTCGAACCGAAGAGAGAAGATGCAGAACCAGATCGCCGCCGTTATTGACCTCGGCGATTATCCTGTCTGCTTTCCACGCATCAAAGGCAGTAGCAGCTTTAGTAGCCCATTCCTGCGGTGATGCTTTAATTGTTTCGTCTGCTAAGACATAAAAATTGTTGTCGGCTGAAATGCCAGCCACGATAATACCTGTTGAGTCTGAATCATCGCCAGAAGTCACGGCGGGGTCAATGCCTACAACTACACGGCTAAGAGCAGGTAGTTCCTCGGACTTGATACGGGCTGACTCAATCATCGCCCTGTTCCATAGCGCGCCGGGGTTATCGTCGAGAACTTCCCCGTATAACTCTTGCCTTCCCAACCGCGTGTTAGCGTAGCGGTTCTGCATCTCAAGCAAAGCAGTCTTAGAGAGGTTCTCGGCGTTGTCAAAGCTAGAGCCGCGAGTGACTACTGTTGAAGGATTGTTGAGCAAAGACTTAATGAGTTTTGTCGGGCGAGGCGTTGTCGTGATGACGGTTCTAGGGTGATCGCCTAAGCGTAAGCCGAACTGAAACTGGTTCCAAGTGTCCTCATACTGCCACGCTGCTAACTCATCGCACCAACCGAAGTGAAACTGTGGGCCACGCAGGGAGTCAGGTGTATCAGCCGAAAAGGTCTGAATGATACTGCCGTTTTTAAGCGTGATAATGCCGTTGGCTTTGTTCCAGTCTTTCAAAGCATCGTACTCACGCAGAATACCTAAGATGCCAGATACGCCTTCAACGCAGACATTTCGTACATCTGAGAAGGTTCTGGCGATAATGGCGCAACGAACATTCTCGTTACGAATCGCTTGGGCTGCTAGCCACTCCGCTCCTAGTCGAGTCTTGCCAAATCCCCGACCCGCCATCACTAACCAGTTCGACCAGTTCCCCTGTGGTGGTTTTTGGTTCGCTCTCGCTAGCCCCGCTTGTGGATGATTCCACTTCAAGTACCGTGTTGCGACTAATGCGGAGTTCAAGCTCGTTGGTGATTCTAGTGATTGCTTCATCTATCGTTTCACCACTTCCCACGACTGCGGTTCTTGATGTCGCGTTGCCTTCAAGCAGTTCGACCTTATCAATCAGGATGCCAAGGGCAACGACTGATTCTCTAGCGGATAAATCCTCAAAATTGACTTCTAGGTGACCTAAGACTTTATCTCTCAGGCTTGTGAGGCGATTCTTAAATGCTTCTCTGGTTGCTGGTATAAGTTCAGCAGTTGCGATGGCGTGATCGCTTTTAAGTGTAAGGTTATCTGACAACCACGAATAGATCGTTGGTCTAGGAATCCCAGTTTGCTCAGATGTAAGGCTAATGTTGCCGCCATTGGCTTCAAGCGCAATTAAGGTGTCTGCGCGTTGTTGTTCCGTGTAAGCCATGTCTGTCATCTTACAGTATTTGTAAGTAAGAGGCGTTCATCCAAAAGATCGTCTATTGCTTCTTGGATAGTTTGGCGTTTGCGCCAGTCCATGCGATTGCCATATTGGTCAATTTTGAGGCGGTCATTAAGATAGCCAATAGCTTCATCAAGTTCGGCGATTGTGATGTCCGATTCTATGACCACAAGTAGGCTCGCTTTCGTTGAGCCTTCGCTAGTGTAGAGAATTCCACTCTAAATACATAATAGCACATCATTGCAAATCAAACAAATCGCTTCATGTGCTTGAGCGCTCTGCGCTTATCGTAAGCCTTCTGTAAGGTATCAAGATCGTAAAGGTCGTTGTCAGCTTCAATGCGATCTTCCTTAATCCAGCGCATGACAGTTCGGTTGGTGACCGAGTAAAGCATTGAGGCTTGGACTATTGAAATCTTAGGCATCAGAATAAAGTCTTTTCTTGGTTCTCTTTAACCCAGTTGATTCGTGCCTCGGCGATCTTGATGTATTCCTCAGATTGCTCAATGCCGATGAAATCAAATCCTTCAAAGATTGCCGCCTTACCTGTTGAGCCACTACCCATGAACGGGTCTAAGACTGTGCCGTTGGGTGGCGTAACGAGCTTGCAAAGATAACGCATCAGGTTGGTCGGCTTTACTGTCGGGTGATGGTTGGCGCGAGGCAAAGATTTACGCCCCTTATCTCTTAATGCGCCTACGCCATTAGAAAATGCCTCAAACCCATCCAACCCTTCATTCCTGTCGCGCTTGCTTGCCTTGGCGCAGTAGAAGAATCGGGCTGCTGAACCTAAATCGGCAATACCATCATTGATCTTTGTATCACCTAACGATTTGCCACCTTCATAAAGTCCACGCGATGATGCCTGTTTACTCATTCCAACTTTGCCCTTGCTATCAGGAAACAACTCAACAACCTCATCGCTACCATCGTGAATGATGTTGGCTGGCCAGCGACCTGTTGCTGTTGTTGCAACAAAATCGCTGTGTTCTCCACCATCAGAAGTTCTACGACCAAGAGATGAATTGACTGGGTAACCACCCATTTGCTTACTCCCAACCCTTGCCCCATCAATGTTCAACCCACCCACTCCGTATGTGAGGACATTGTTAGCGACAGTACCGATCAAAGGCTTGCGGGCTAAGACCATTGGTTCGTGGGCAGGTTTGAGAGCAGTGCCCCATCCATCCCATTGCTTAGCGGCATCAGTGGCCGGTGCGGTGATTAGAGCTTCAAGTCTTGGTCGTTCTCTGGCTTCTTCAGAATCGTAAGCGTTGTTTCGGATGTCTTGATTTGTGTAAGGTTTTTTGCCAATAACCTCACGCTCTGCTCCTGCCGCTTTGTTAATTCCCTTGCTGATGTTGTGCGACTTAGGAAACCCTGAACCGTAAATCCACATAATCTGGTCGCGGATTTCAAAGCCAGCATCCTCAATCGCAACTGCCATTCGGTGATAAGTGCGAGAGCCAGAGAAGGCAATCAAATGCCCGCCGGGTTTGAGTACGCGCAAGGCTTCTGTCCAGACTTCAACATTGAACGCGATGCCAGATGAATCCCAACTCTTACCCATAAAGCCCAGCTCGTAAGGTGGGTCTGTGACGATGGAATCCATCGAGTTGTCGGGCATTTCCTTCATCGCTGCTATACAGTCATTATTGATGAGTTTCAAGCACTTTTCCTAACAATCTCCAACGGGTTGAATCCCATACGGTATCGCAAGCGCGACATTTAACTTCTAGCAAGCGCTCCAACTGCTGAGGATTGATCTTGAGGCTCGCACCGCAAGGCTTTCCATCATCCCCAACAGTCGGACACTTACCCAAGACTATATCTTCTGATTTGTGACCTAAGACCATTTTGATCTTGTTGGTCGTGGTAATGATTGTGACAACGAGCTTATCTGCCTCTGGGTACTCTGATCGAATCCACTCAGAGCGCTTAGAGATGTATTGCGTGGTCAAAATAATTCGGGCAAGTTCATCCATCCGGCGCTCGCCAGTCCAAGTAATTTTCATCTCTTGGCGAATCTCGCGCATCTTTTTTTCATGCTCCATAAGTGGCACGGAAATCCCCCCAGATCGTAGGTGTAGCGTTTCTAGGCGTACTGGTATTGGCGAGGATTCCCCGCTACCTGATACGCGCTCACCTTGAGTGCCTTTGCTTGGTAGCAACTCTGACTCAAGTTCTTTGTAGCGCTCAGGAAACTTAACAACTTCAGACATGGCAAATTGCCAGCAACTATCACAAACAGAATACTGAGATGATCGCCGACAATTTACACACTTCACTTTTGGCGAGCTGCCTTTACCGCCTCAACATCCTCGCGGTTGTAAAAGACCTTCTTACCTTCACGCTTTACCCATACAAGAATTTTGCGATACTGCAACTGGTAGAGGTGATTGGCTTTGATGCCAAGGTGTTCTTGAACTTCTTTAGATGTCATGAGTTCCATGAACTACCCCATGAAGGCTCATCTTGAATTGCTGCCTTTTGGCGTTGTTGCGCCTTAAGTGGCTCGGTGATTTTTGTTGCTTTGATCTCGTAGGCAATCTTGCGTGTGCCATCTTTGGCATCGTATTCAGTAATAAGCAGTTCGCCAGTTACTTCTAACTTCTGACCCTTGGTAACTGCATCTGCAACAACTTCTGCCTGACGACCTGTAACTGATACGCCGTACCAAATAGTCAGACCATCTTGCCATTCGCCACCTTTATTAAAGCGTTGAGAATCTGCAAGTGAGAAATTAGCAACTGCGAAATCGCCGTTCTTGCCTTTAATAAACTTTAGTTCTGGGTCTTTACCAACTGCGCCCGTTACTGTGATTGTTGCCATCCTGCTCTCCCTCTATGTATGTTCCGTCTTGCGCCAACCTTACAGGATTTCGCCCAAATACGCTTACAGGCACATCCTCTGGGTTTTGGTACGCCGATACCATCCAGCCTTTTTCAGTAGCTTCTTTAGGGCGCAAGTGAATTGAGTGTGTACCGAGGTTATGGCATTTATGGCAAACTGCTACGAGATTAGCAACCTCATCTTTACCGCCTCGGCTTTTTAACTTCCGGTGATGTAGTGCCAAGTCGTGCGATGGAACACCGCAACGCTCACAATACCCACGCGCTCTCGCCAATACTGTTTCGGCGATTTGTTTATCCAATAATGCCGTAGATTTCTCTTGAACTAAAGATTTTGTAATCCTGACCATCTACCTTGATAGGTACGCCTGAGTGCTGGTGGAATGTCACGCGATCGCCAACTGCGATATCTAGCGCAATGCGAACGCCGTTCTCGTATCTGCCGGGGCCAACTGCAACAACAGTTCCCTCTTGTGGTAGTTCTTTGGCTGAATCAACAAGGATAATTCCTGATGTTGTCTTTTCCTCGATTGGGTCAAGCTCAACAACAATTCTATCTTCTAAAGGTTTAATCATTTCCATTTCTCCTGTTCGTAATACATAAAGGGTGGTGCGGTGTATGGGTCTTTATTGGCTGCGATCTCCAATGCCTTCTTCATGCTTGCTCCTGCTTTAAGCGCTCCGATAGCCAGCGAACTTCCTGAGCCGATACCATATATACCATCAATATCAAGGCAAATGGCAAAGTCATCACTAATGTCAAATA